TAATAATAGAGGTGAAATATCTGAAACGGCAACATCACCACCGTTTTGGAAACCAGCCCCACCATAACTGACAACAATTCCATCAATATAACCTTCAACAATATCATTTACAACGCCATAACCAACAGTAGATGCACCACCACCTGTTAATAAAACAGGATCACCAACATTATAACTTGCACCACCGTCAATGACATTAATACGATTAACAATTGAGAATGAATCAGCTTTTAATGTTACAACTGTGCCTCTGACGATTACATCTGTTTCAATTTCTTCACCTTGATTGAATGAACCAACCAAAGTTTTACTATTAATGAATAATTGAAATGGAAAACCAAGATTTAGTTGGTCAGTAATGATTCTTTTAACAGCTCGTTCAATTAAGGCTGTTGCGCCAGAAGACACGCCTCTGACTTGTCTGTTATTCAGTAATGATATGTCAAAATTACTATAAACAACTTTAATTGTTGAACCATTTGTTGGTGCTGTATAAAATACTAATTTTTGTGTTTCTTTTCGAATATAAAAATCAGTTTCATATGTTTGTTCAACATTATCAACATAAACAGTTATTTCAGAAACTGGCGCCGGTTGTGCCATAATAAATGTTGTTGTTGTGCCATTACCCGTATAAACACTTCGAATATCTGTTTCAACTTTAAGAATGTTATCAATAACCCATTTACCATCAGAAGCTCGAAGAACATTATTTTTTGGTAAAAGAACATCAACTTCATCATTGTATAACATTCTAAATAAAAGTTTAAATGATTTCTCATTACCTTTTGATAGATATAGTGGTAAAACATTTTTAATTAAGAATTCTTTATTGACTGCTACATCTCTAGGAAGCAAGTCAGCGTAAGTATTAAAGAAGTTACTTTCAAAATCTTCAATAGAATGATCTACATCTGAAATATATTTGAGTGCTTTTGCTTGTGTGGTTAGATCATTAATCTGAGAACCTTGTTTATTTTCAAGGTATTCATAGTAGGCTTCTAAAAAGGTAATGAATAGAGGGTATTCTTCCCGAACAAATTCAGGAACTTGCCTATTAATTAATAGTGATGTTAAATTATCTGAATGGGCCATTAAATTGCTTCAAGTGTAGTAACAATAGAGGTTACATCGGTTTCATCAATAGTCATAATTGTATTTCTAATTGACTGTATGATTCCTTTTTCGGATTCAATTGATAATCGAATCAAACCATCACTAGCTGATAATGAACGAATATTAATATCTGTAATTGTTACAATTCCATTATCATAATCAATTGTTCCTGCGTTAGAATTTACAATTTGTCTTTCTGCATTTCCATCATAATAGACTGTTCTCAACACTCCAGTTCTTGCATCAATCACAGCAGTACCGGTTGCACCATAACCGCCACCACCAGAAATGGTTACGATAGCACGAGTATAATCAATACCTCGATTTGTTATAGTGATTGATTGTATTGCACCATTCACAATAACAGCTTGAGCTGTAGCGCCAGTTCCATCGCCGGTGATTGTAACTGTTGGTGCAGATGTATAACCTGTTCCAGGATTAGTAATACTGATTGATGAAATACCAGAATATGATTGAGGCACTTCTTCTAATGTTACTGTTCTGGCTACTCCGTTTGAATCATTAACACCAAACTCAGTTGATGTCATTTTATTAGAAATAGTTCCACGATGTAAAGGAACATTAAAATTAACGCTGTATGTTTTTGTTTGAGTTAAAGTTGGTTTAAATCTCTTTTGAACACGAACAAGAGTTTCGGATCCATAAAATGCTTCCCAATTTGATTCATCAATATCATCTTGGAGTTTAGATAAAACAAATAGCGAATCAAATTTATCAAGTTCCCTAGATTTATAACTTAATATAGCATTTCGAATGGCTTGTTTTAGTGCAGCTTGACTTAATGTTGTTTTCTTTGGATTATATTGAACGGAGCTTTCAACTATTAAATATAGATATTCTGGATCTAATATTTCTGTCGATACAGCAACAATTGATTTTGGCTTAATAATATCATCAATAATTCTTTGTTTTTCTGTTTCAGAAACATAGTAGTTTGCTGATGGTTTTAATGAAACAAATACTTTACCATAAACTGGTGGTACATTTTGTTCTCCACCCCAAACTGAAATAGAATCTAAGTTTGGATAATTACTTAAAATATATGATTCATAATCTTTATATGAAACCAAACGATTTTGTGTAGAAAACTGAGCCGTAGCTGAATATTTAATTTGATCAACAGTTTCTCTTTCAGCTCCACCTGCAGCTGCACTAATTGGCGTAACTGTAAAATTAGAGATTGATTCACCTAATGAATCTGATACTGATGTGGTAGCAACAAAGTTATTTGCTTTATTAGCAATTGATCCGTTTGTAACAATATAATTTACAGTAACAACTGCACCATCTGGTAATTTTTTACCAACGACATTATTTCCAAAATAAATTTGATAGTTTGCATCTCTATCTTCTTGTAAAAAGTAAACCTCAGAGGTGGCGGTAACATTTAAAACTTCTGATACTTTTTCATACACAACAGCGGCAGTGTTTGAAGACGATTGTTGAACAGTAACAGATAATGTGGTTGTATCAATATTAGAATCAGGTATAGTAAATATTTGTTTTGGATTGGTTGACTGATTATAATTAAAAATATAAGTTACATATTGTCCTTCATATAAGGAAAGATTTTCAAATAAGTATGTTGAATTAGCTTTAGTAACTGTTGCATCATCCAATACAACAAAGTTATATGATTTATTATCAATCTGATCTGATAAGAATGAGAAACCAGATGGTAATGTCATTGTTCCTGTATTAGCACTTGTTGATGTAGCTTCAAAATTAATTGTTGCAACAGATGAACGAGTTGAATATGGAATATATCCTAAAGTTTTAGCATGAGATACGGTAGAATCTCTTAATAATGAGGTGTCTAAAAACGCCTCATTTGCAACCATGTTTAGATAGTAGGCATTATAGTGTGTATTGTATGCTAGTATATCTAATAAGATTGAAAGGCCTGAACCATCAAAATCATAATCAGTAAAACTACTTTGCTGATTTAAAAATGTTTTTAAATTGTTCTTGATGGTATCAAAATCAAGTTCCGTTATTCTTAATCTATCGACTGCCATGTTTATCTAATTCTCTCTAGGAAAAAGTTAATTGTAAGTGGATTTGAATTATTAATTACAAAAAACTCTAATTCTACTTGGTATCCATTTTCATCTGGTGCAGCTATAGCTGTTACACGAGATGTTCTTACTCTTGGTTCAAAATTATCAATTGTTTCTTGTATTTCTCTTTCAATACGAGCTGCTGTTACTGAATCTAAATTTTCAAACAATAACTTACGAATATTACTACCAATTTCAGGTTGAAATGGTCTTTCATAATGATTTGTTAATACGAGATTCTTAACCGAGTTAATAATTGCATACTCATTACTATGCGTATTAATATCCTTTTTAACTGGATGAATATTGAAATTCAAATCCAAGTCTTTGAAGGTTCTAGCTGAATCTATTTTTACGGTTGCCATTTGTTTATTTATTCGACTTCGGTAGCAGATTCAACGGTTGGACAAGCATTTCCACCAGTTCTTGTATCAGATGGACAAGCAAAATCTGTTTTGCCTGATTGTCTTCTATCATAGAAGTCTGAACCGTACCAGCGATAATGTGTTCCGTTATATCTTATGTTTGAAGTTCCTTTAATTGTTTCTGTTTTAGACCCAGCACTTACATTCATTTTACCGTCAACTGTCAAGTTAAAGTCGCCGCCAACTTTCCAATTAACATCACCATCAACATAGATATTTGCTGTTCCTTGAATATAGACATTATCATTTCTTACAGTGACACTAAAACGATCTCTTTGTATTCTTTCAGCACGATCACCAACTGGACCCCATTCTGTATATGATCCACTTCTATGATATAAGTGAATTCTTTCATTATCTTTTGTATCATCAAACTCAAGTGCATGGCCAGATTCCGATTCATATACATTATTATATGGATATTGAGCATTATAATATGAATTGGGCTCTACTCTGGATGCTTTATTTTGTGCTTTTGTTGTATTAACATTGCTAATATAGTTTGTATCATTTCTAGCTAAACGAGAGGTTGTTGGTTCATCAAGTTTTCTTGGGTGATTATTAACAAAAGGATATTCTTCAAGCACAACATCGTCAGGTTTTCTAGGAGCAGCATTTATTTCATCTTCTGTTCTTGGATCATTAAATGCTTCTTGTCTATTTGCTTGTTGTAATGGAATACCAGGTAATACACCTAACATAACAGGTTCTTGTGCGTTTTCACCATCAACAAAGAAACCAAACACCATGTCACCCTCTTTAGCTGCATAAGGGTTTGAATTATTAGTAGGTAATGAAGGTAATGCCCAAGGTAAGTCAGATGTCGGTAATCGCATCTTATCATCTGCGTGCCAACCAATACATCTTACTCGACAACGGCCAAGTTTAAGTGGATCTTTTCGGTCTTCTACTGTACCAACCCACCAAATAAAACCATTTTTTCCTGTAAAATCTTTTTTATCTTCGTTTATCA